CTTGTAGCGGGGACGAGCCATCATCCTACACCCCGTTGCCACTTCGACTCGACCGTGCTGTGGTGCCGCACCGCGTCCGTGCAAGGAGCGCGGGAGAGTAGCGGGCGGTAACCGCCAGAAGCCGCCCCTACTCGCTATTGCGGCGTGTCGTCACGCGACGGTTCGATGGCAATCGCGATGCGCTTCCAGCCAGCCTCACACTGCGGGCAATGGATGGCGCGCATCGAGGCAACAACAACCATCGCAGGCGCGTCCATCACCAGATCGTCCATCCACCTGTGATGGCACGCAAGGCAGCGGAACGGGGTGTTCTGCAGGATCATCCCATCACGTTACCGCGGTGATCAGCAGCACAACCAGCGCCAGCACCATGATGCCGAGCAGCGCCCCGTGGCTCACCACGTCACCACTCGTTGTCCCGCGTCGCCCGGATCATGGCGATCACCAGGATCGTACAGATCAGCGCCGCAAATACCCCGAGCCCAACCAGCGTCCAAAACAGCACGCGGCATCACCAGAACCGGCCGCCACCGAACAGCAGCAGCAGCACGATGATCAGCAGCACAAGCCCTATTCCTCCGAAGCCGCCGTATCCATACGCCCCCGACCGATAGCCGTAGTACCCCCCGAACCCGCCAAACAGCACGATCAGGATGACAACCAACAGCAGCAGGTTCATCTCACACCAGGCCCCTGGATCATAAAGCCGAACACTGCCCAGCCGAGCAGGAACAGCAGGATGAACAGCCACACGCCGTTGAACCGCATGTAGCCTGGATTATTGGCGTACGGCCCCCAGTAGCCGCCGATGTGGAACACGATGGCCAGCAGCATGATGAGCCAGAAGATAAACCCGATCGTCACGGCGCACCTCCTTGCGGCTGCGGCTGTGGAATCGGCGTGCGCATCAACCGGTTCGTCGTGATGGCCGTCTGATGCGTCTGGTGCGCGGTGTGCAGCGTCTGCTGGGCGGTCTGCGGGATCTTCGCCGCGGTCAGCAGGGTATCGGCGCGGGTCTTGCTGATGTCGGCGGTCTTCTTCTGCAGATCGACCATGTGGTGCGCCATCGCCATCTCTGGCGTCATCTGCTCAGGGTCCGCCGGCGGCTGCATCGGCTGTGCCGCGCCAGGCGGGTTGTCCGGAGCCACATGCGGCTGCCCGTAGGGTGGGGCGCTGAACTCGCCATGCACGGAATGCACATTGGCTGCGGCGTTGACCTTGCGTTCCTGCGCCAGCGCCATGTCCGCCTGGGCCTTCGCCTGTTTGCCCTGGATGTCGGCGGTAGCGTGCGCCTCGGCCAACTGTCCGGCCTTCTGCTGGACCTGCTGCTGCTGCTGCTGGTGTTGCTTCATGCGCTCGAGGATCTGGTCTTTGTCGCGCAGCCCTGATGCCGCAATGAGCACATCGCCAGGGATCAGCCCCGGCTGAACGCTGGCGAGCTGCACGAGGCTCTGGAACTCCTCGGCCTGCAGGCTGGGGATGTCGATGCCCTCCTCGATCGAGATGTCCACGTCGAGGTCGCTGATGTCGTTCTCGATGCCAACGACCTGTTGCAGCCGCGGATCACCGGGTTGCAACTGCATCTGCTGCATCACCATGGCGCGGTGCTGCGGGTCCATGTCAGCCAGCTTGTCCATCAGCCGCACCGGACGGTTGATGCCGACCCAGCGCGTCTCGTTCAGGTCGTCGGTGACCCGCACCCACTTGCCGGCCTTCCAATACTCGCGCGCCGCCATCCATAGGCTCTCATAAACCCGCCTGCTCCAGAACCTGAGCGCGTCAGCCAGCGGCTCGTTCTGCACCGCACCACCGGCCTGCTGCGCGAGGATCGCCCGCCCTGACAGCTCCCTTGAGTCCGTCCCGCTCATCGCGGCATTCGGCCCTGAAAGCTGCATCTCGGCGGTGGCGTGCTGCAGAAGCTGGAACTGGCCCGCGGCGAGGTCGGCGGTCTGCTCGATCTCGAACTTCAGCCCAGGCATCACCTCGATGTAGCCGTCGGGCTTGGCGACCTCGCGGCGTGCCTTGTCCACGTCCGGCACCGCGCCCTGCTCAGCGATGACCTGGCGCACGGACAGCAGGTGCAGCGCCTTGGAGCGCCGCTTGTTGATCTCGTCCTGGAGCGAGATCAGACCCCTTACCATTCCGTAACGTTGATTTTCCCGGTTTATGTATGAGCTTTGCAGCAGCAGCCCACTGCACGACTTGCCCTTGCGGTCCTTGAACTTGCTGCGCTGCGGGGCGGCCAGCAGCCCGCTCTTGGTGTAGGTCGCGCGCCACCACGTCCCACGCTCGGCCCAGTCGCACTGTACGAGGCGCACACGCCGCCGGTTATTGTCGGTCCAGAACGCGGTTTCCGGCCGGTCGTTGTAGTAGAAGTCAGTGCTGCTGAAGCTGCTCTCGATTACGTCTTGCACATCCTCGCCGGGATACATCTCCTCGAGCGCATCACGGTCGGTCCAGATCACCATGCCCTTGTAGCGCGCGTCACTGAAATCGTAGCTACGGCTGTGCGGATCGTACCAGATGCGGTCCCACGGGATGGTCGTGACGGTGATGTTGCACGAGCCTTGCCCGTCGTCCTCGAGGCCCAGGTCAGCGCCACCAGCGCCTTCGATGAGCATGTTGGAGAACACTTCGCTGCGCACGATGGAGAAGTCGTTGTCGTCCGCGATGTAGCGCAGTGCCTGGGTGGCGGCGTCGGCGCGATCCTCCTCGGCTGGCGTTCTCGCGAATGCCTTTGGGTCCGTGCGCGCCTTGCGCTCCATGCCGCAGAGCAGTTGCACCTTGTCGGCCACCTTGTTGATGACGATCGCCGGCTGGCCGCGTTCCTTCAGCAGCTTCAGCTCGTCCCGCGTCCACTGCATGCCGTCAAAGTACTCGCGGTCGCGCTGCGCGAGGTTGATCTCGTCTTGGCGCGCCAGCTCGCTCTCCTCGAACCAGCGGATCAGGCGGGCGTGGAGGTCGTCCAGATCGCGGGGATAGGCATCGGGATCGCCAGGCGTCAGATCACGGATCGCCGGCGGCGTGTCGGGGCCGCGGTCGCCGGTATGGACGTGGAGGTGGATTGCGGTATCGCTCATGGACCACGGGAGGGTGAGAGCATGGTAACCATATCGATCAGGATCGATCAGTCGCCGTTCGCCTCAAGCGGCGAACCGATGATGCTGCGCTACCAGATCGGGCGTGAGCAGGCGCTGGATCTGCACATCGGCCGCGTACCTCCGGCCTTCGATCTGGCAGCGATGGCCGACTGGAACATGCGCCGCGAGCGAGCCGAGAGCCTGGCGCAGCACATTGCGGCTGACCTGGCGCACAAGTTGTTGCAGGCGTTCGAGCCACGGCGCTGATATTGCTGGTGTGCGGTATCGCTCACTGGCTCGGCTGCTGTTGCTGGGTTCCGGCGGCTGCGGCGCCACCGCCTGCGATCAGGCCGGCGATGCCGTATTTGCGGAGGATATCGATCGTCTTGGCGTCGAACACGACGTAGTTGTGCGTGCCTTGGCCGGCGCCACGACTGCCTTGGTCGAGGTAACGGATGCCGGGAATGCCGGCTTCGCGAAGCTGCTGCGCGCCTTCCGATGAGCCAAGACTGCGTGCCAGGTATTCTCCGGTAACGGTCTCCGGCTTATAGTTCTGCGCGATACCGAGTTTCCCAATTGCGTCCTGCACGACCGGATGCTGCTCGCTGAGCGGCTTGTCCCAGTCGAGGAAATGGTCCGGATCAGCGCCGATGTTCACCTCGTACATGTGGCCACCAGCAGGCTTTAAGTCGCCACCCGATTTGAGATACTGAATTGCCTGATTGATCTTATCCGCTTCGCCCGGCGGATAATTATTAGGGTATTGGTCTATCTGGCGTTGCACGAACTCAAGATGGGAGATTCCCCCTTCGTGCCCGCCCTGCATATTTGCCCAGAACTTCGCCACGCCTTCAGGTGTGTCCGTCTCGGATCGACTCGCTAAGACATCGCGATACTGCCGCGCGACACCCTCGCCCTCCGCGAAGTAAAGCCCGTGGCCATACGCCTGCGCGCCCTCACCCGTGCCGATCTTGGAGGTGTCGAACGCATCGAAGCTGTGCGGGCTGCCGTGATAGGCCACGATGCCCGGGGGCGGCACGTCACCCGGCGCTGTGGTGCCCATCATGACGCCCTCGGCGGTAGCCTTGGCGCCCTCCACGAGGCCCTTCTGGGTCGGCATGCCGGTGTCGGGATCGAGCAGCCCCTGGCGCACGCTCTCTGCGCGCTGGTCCTGCAGCCACTGCCACGCCCGCTGGCCCGCTGCTGCCACGCCTGCGCCCTGGCTCGTGTCGGACGGTGGCGCGGCGTAGTTGAGCATCGGCGGCCCGAGGCCGTTGGGCTGTCCTGGCTGGCTGTTGGGCTGCCAGAGCCAGGGCATGTTCGGTGGGGCTAGGCTGTTGTCTGCCATGGGGCTGTGATGCCCGCTCTGAATGGATCGTGGGCGATTGGGTTCGGGACTCCGCGGGTTTTCCTGCGCCTCGCCAATCGAGCGATTGGTCTAGACCTTAGTGCTGCGGTTGTTCCGTCTGATAAGATCCCTTTGTGGACGGAGAACGTTCGTTCCCTACTCCTGCCGCGGCACCAGGCGAGCGGTGACGCGCCCCACCTCCTCGGCCACGCGCACCTCGGCGTAGTCGCTGAACCAGCGGGCGGTGAAGGCCGCACGCTCAGCGTTGCTCTTGCACGTCGTGTCCACGTCAGCGGCAGCGAGGAACGCCTCGGCCCACTTCTGCGCGTCGGTGCCGGCGTGACGCTGGAACTCGGCGCCGCTCATCGTGGCGGTGTCGGGCTTGTCGTCGCTCATATCGCCTCCTCGTCACCAATGATGCCGCGAGGCCCTTCAGGCTCCATATGGCGGCTGTGCCAGGCTAACAGCCTGGCGATAGCCATATCAGCGAACCCGTTCGGATCGCTGACAACGCGACGGCTTTCGCCCATGACAGCATGCCGCCACCTACCGATGCGCTCATGCAGCGTCAGACCGACGCCAACGGCTGCACACAGATCATGCGACGTAACCACAACGCGGCCCAGATGAGCCAGGGCTGCTTCACAGCGTGCGCGTATCTCTTCAAGCGCCGCATCGAACTGGGCTCCCGACAACTGGGGAGTACCGTATGTCTCCACGAGCCTCCTCTGCTCATCCGCAAGCTGCCTGTTGAGCGGCGCAAGGGCCTCCTGAATGCGCTCCTGTAGGTATTTGCCTAGTGGTATGCCTCGGCCCGGCTCACCGACTGGGTCGCTCATGCGTCCCTCACTGGCAGCAGGTATCGCAGCGACTGCTGGGCGCTCTGCACGTCGCCCCCGGCCGCGTCCAGCACACCGGCCAGTGAGGAGCCGCGCGCCGTGCGTGGGTAGTCGGCACAGAACCTGCGCCACGCCTCGGGCATGCCGTCAAACGCCGCCATCGAGGCCCTGGCTCGTAAGACCTGTGCCCAGTCCGCCTTGGTCAGCCGCACGCGGAGCGGCTTTGCGGGAGCGACGGTTGCGCGACGACGACGCCTCCGCATTCCACCATTCCTCCACCATTGCGCGCAGTCGCGTCTCATCACCGCGACCAATGGCTAAACTGCGATAGCCTGCGCCGCACTCGCATTTGAGGCTGCGACAGAACGCATCAGGGCTCTCCCTTGGCACAGACACAAGCCAGCGGCGAGTCCAGCACTTATGGCAGGCAATGTTCACGACCCTATCATCGCCGCTCATGCGTCGATTCGCTCCACAGGACGCCCGGCAAGTTCACGCAAGGCGCGCATACGGTTCATCACGTCGTTCAGTGCAAAGCCACGCTGCAGAAGCTCGCGATAAAATGGCAGCAGCCATTGCATATCCCACGCCGCAGCCGCCTCCTCTAGCACATCGCTCTCGGTGTCAGTCATGCCACGCGCCACGACTCAACTGTGCTCTGCGATGCGCGGGAGAACGCGCGGTCCCACGAGTCCTCGGGCGGCTTCGGCGGCTTCTCCGGCTGCATCTGGCGCCAGGCGAGGCCCAGTCATGTCGGGGTCGGTCGGTGAACGCCTTGCGCTTGTCGTCGTAGTCGGCGCGATAGGCACGCAGCGCTTCGAGGCCGTCATGACACTTGTATGTATCGAACCAGCACGAGGCGATGCTGATGCGCGCAGCGTTAATGCCATCCATGAGGTTCTGCTGTGCGAGCACGCGCGGGATACGGTTGGTGAGGCTGTGCAGCGTTTCCCAGAGCGAGCGGCCGGTGCCAAGCTGCCGTGCCTGGGCGTCGTGCGGCAGGTAGTCGGTGCCGTAGTTGTAGCCGCGCGAGGTGAGCACTGCGGCGTAGTGTGGCAGGCCGTAGCCGGATGCTTCGTAGTAGTCGATCACACGCACCTCGGCACGGGAGACCTGGAAGAACCAGATGGCGGTCGAGTCGCCCACGCCCAAATCCCAGGCGGTGTGAACTGGCAGCAGCGGATCGTAGGGCACGTCGGTGATGCGGCCGGCGTTCTGCGCCTCGTCGAGTTCTTTGGCGAAGTAAGCACCGAGCACGGCTGCGTCGAATGAGCAGAGCAGCTCCTGAGCATACTGCTCGGGCGTGAGCATCTGGCGCAGATCGTCTAGCTCGCTTTGCGGCAGGATGTGGGTTTCATCAGCGCGCAGCACGAGCGAGAACCACTCGGGGTCAGTGCGCGCATGCTCGTGGATTTTGTAGAAGTCGTTGCGGCCTTTCGGTGTGCCGATGAACACAGCCCAGCCACGACGGTCAGCGAGTGATGGACGCAGCACCTCAGGCCATGCTCGCGGGTCTAAATCGGCATACTCATCGACCACCATACCATCGGCGAATGTGCCACGCAGCCGGTCGAAATTATCAGCGCCGTATAGACGAACGCGGCTACCGTTTGGGAAGTTGACTGT